GTAAAGCAAATGGCAACTAAACAAGAAGTCTATAATACAGATCCTATGTTGTGGAGGAATTTTGTTGACGGTACTGAAAGAGAAAACTACGAAGGTACTGACGCCGGTCGAGCAATGGAAGCTCAAGAGCAGCGTAGAACTAATAGGATTCTTTCTGCTTTAGAGGTTCTTGAGCGTGATTCTTCAACTGTACCCTATGATCGTTTTGAATCCGATTTAGATGCAAATGCTAATGAGCTCGCTAACGGAGACTCAGATCTTTTAAATGGTTCCGTTGTTCCAGCGTGGAATGTTGATGGATTTTCCTCGTCTGAAATGGAAGTAGACGAAAATGGTAACTTTGTCTTTAACCCTGATAATCTTCAAGTAACTAATGTTGATTTCGAGGCTGCTGATGACGATCAGGCTGCTGATGACGATCAGGCTGCTGATGACGATCAAGCTGCTGCTGCTCCTTCGTCTGTTTCTGATTTTATAAACGAAGCGGGAGAGTTAATTGAAGGAGCTTCTAGTGCTGCTTGGGATTGGATAGTAAGTCAAGTTGAAGGCGGTATTGAAAAAATAAAAACAATGACGCCTAAAGATTGGGGTGATGCTGCTAGAGCAATTTTAGAGCAAGCCGGTGTTAATCTTCCTACAAGTGATGTTAGCGACATTCTTAACGGTGGTTATGGTGTTATTTGGCCTACTGCCGGTTCTGCTTCTTCTCCCAGTGGTATTTTTGGATCAAATGGAAACATATTTATTCCCGGCATACCCGGTGGCATTTCGCCCGGAAGCGTTACTATAGGAACAATTGAAGAAATATTAAATTCTGAAAATCCTATAGATGCTATTAAAGGAATGGGAGAGGAAATTAAAAGCCAAATAATTACAGCAGCATCAGATCCTGTTGGTATTATTACTGGTGTGTATGAGGATCTAGAGTTTCCAGAATGGCTTATTTTAGGTGGAGTAGATGGTCTTTTTGGTGATGACGTAGAAGAATATATAAGAAGTACAATAGATGACCTAGATCCTACTACTCCGTCTATTCCTTTCGATGGCGATGACGAAGAAGAAGAAGAAGGAAATTCTACAGGTAGAACAATAATTGATGATATACACACGAAGACACCACCAAAAACAGATTCTGATCGATACACGAATGATGCTGACTTAAATACAACAGTTGATGATGACGAAGAAAAAGAAGGAGATCTTATAGGTATATACGGGCAAGATCCCGGCTTAGATCAAACAACAGTTGATGATGTTCTTAACTTAAATACAACAGTTAATGATGATGTTCTTAACTTAAATACAACAGTTGATGATGATGTTCTTAACTTAAATACAACAGTTGATGATGATGATGTTCTTAACTTAAATACAACAGTTAATGATGATGTTCTTAACTTAAATACAACAGTTGATGATGATATATACACGAATACAACAACATCAACATTAACGACACCGCCTGAGGAATTACTTGATGGAGGAGGAGGAGGAGGAGGAGGAGGAGGAGGAAAACAAACCAATTTTACACCTTATTTCTCAGGCATTGACTATCAAAGACAGCCAGCACTAGGAATAATGAATTTACCTAGAGTAGATTATAATGCTGGTTTATTTAATAACATAGCTAAAAGGCAAGCGGCGTCCGTTATACCTCAGGCTAGTCCGCTAGAACGTAAAATAACTAGTTTGTTTGATAAATACATATAAAGCGAGCATTGCATAATGACTTATTTAGATGCTGTTAATAATGTTTTACGCAGATTGCGTGAAGAAGAAGTAACTACTGTACAAGCCACTACTTACAGCAAGATGGTAGGAGACTTTGTTAATGATGCAAAAGACCTAGTTGAAACTGCTTGGGATTGGGCAGGGTTGAGAAATACCTTAACTGCTACTACTCAAGAAGATGTCTTTAGCTATGTATTAACTGGCAGTCAAAGCACAATTAAGTTACTAGATGTTATAAATGATACTAGTAATTTTTTTATGGAATACAGAACTGCAACGTGGTTTGATAATCAGTACCTTAATCAAACTCCGGTAAAAGGATCTCCAGCGTTTTATACCTTTAACGGGGTAGATTCAAATGGAGACTCACAGGTTGACCTGTACCCTAAGCCTGACGGCGTTTACGAAATAAGATTTAACAGTGTACTTAGGAATAACAATTTATCTTTAGATACTGATAAATTATTTATACCTTCAACCCCTGTTATTCACCTAGCAATTGCTTTGTTATCTCGTGAGCGTGGAGAGACAGGCGGCACTAGCACTCCTGAGTATTTTGCTATTGCCGATAAGTATTTAGCTGATGCTGTAGCTATGGACGCCCAAAAACATCCTGATGAAAACGTGTGGTACACCCCATAATGGCTCAAGAACTGTTAAGTATAAATCTGGTTGCTCCTGCTTTTAAGGGGATTAACACAGAAGACACTCCTTTAGCACAAGATCCGTCTTTTGCTGAAAAGGCAGACAATGCTGTTATTGACGAACGCGGACGTATTGCTTCTCGTAAAGGTATTGCCCTTGCAACAACAGATTCAAGTCAGTTAGGTTCTGATCGCATACACAAAGTTCATCATTTTTACGACAGTACGGCTACTGAAGTAACTTTTAGTGCAGGTAATAATAAAATATTAAGCGGAACAACTACGTTAGTTGATGTTACTCCTGCTGGCTATACTATTACGGATAACAATTGGAAGATAATTAACTTCAACGATAACTGTTATTTTTTTCAAAGAGGTTATGAGCCACTTGTATATAACAATACTCTAGGGGCAGTTACGGTAATGTCTGCTGTTCCGGGTGCCTCTCTTACTACTGCACAGTATTGCCACGAAGCGATAGGCGCTTACGGTAGGTTGTGGGTAGTAGGAACAGAGACTAATAAAAATATAATTTATTGGTCTGATTTATTAACAGGCCAAGATTTTGCTGGTGGATCGAGTGGATCTATAAATGTTGAAGAGGCGTGGCCTGATGGCTTTGATGAAGTTAGAGGATTAGCTGCACATAATAATTTGTTAATTGTATTTGGCGAACACAGTTCTATTATTTATCAGGATGCTCAATCGCCAGCAAATATGTCTATAGCTGATACTGTTCCGGGCGTTGGTTGTATATGCCGCAATAGCATACAACACATAGGAACAGATGTTTTGTTTTTATCCCACTCTGGCTTGCGTAGCTTTCAAAGAACAATACAAGAAAAATCAATGCCTATTACTGATCTTAGTCGGAACGTAAAACAAGAGCTAATTCAGGCAATAGAAAGCCGCACTGAACCTACAGCATCGGTGTATAGTCCTGAGAATTATTTTTATTTAGCTACCTTCCCAGATCAATTAACGACTTACTGTTTTGATTTAAGGGGAACGTTAGAGAATGGATCGTATCGAGTTACTAAATGGCCTTCATCGTTGTTTAAAGCATGGCACAGAAAAACTGATGGCGAGTTATTAACTGGAACACAGCAAGGAATTGGTAGTTACTTCGGATATTTAGATCAAACTGCTAGTTACAGGTTTAGTTACTTTAGTCCCGGCCTTACGTTTGGTGATCCTTCAAAGATAAAGATCCTAAAAAAACTAAGACCTACATTAATAGGCGTTAAAAGTGCAAATATAATCTTAAAGTGGGCGTATGATTTAAACGAAACATATACAACACAAGAGTACACGATAGATGATCCTACCAGTCTTTCAGGAGAGTACAATGTGTCTGAATATAATATTGGTGAATATTCAAGGGGCACTCTTACTGTTCGCAAGGCAGTTAATACGACAGGAAACGGGACAATTATAACAATAGGATTAGAATCAGACATTAATGGTTCTGCTTTATCTTTACAGGAAATAAACGTACAGGCATTGATGGGTAAAACAATATGAGTAATTATATAAAGACAACAGACTTTGCAACAAAGGATTCCTTGCCTTCTGGCAATCCTGCAAAACTGGTTAAAGGCGTTGAAATAAACACAGAGTTTAATAATTTGCAAACGTCAAGTGCTACTAAAGCAGATTTAGCTTCTCCTACATTTAGCGGGACGGTAACAATTCCTGCCTTAAATCTTACGGGAACTACGACAGGAACTATTGATGGAGGAACGTACTAATGGGAATCTTAGACGGGCTTATAGGCGGGATTAAGAATCCCGATAACGCTGCTAACATCGCTTTAGGCACTGGCGCTTTAGGGGCTATATACGCAGGTTATGACAAGTTAGGAGATATTGGAAATAGAGCTTATAACCAATCACAGGTTATTGGAAATAGAGGATTAGAGCAAACTAAGTTCCAGCCTTTTTCAATTACATCATCTACAGGTGGCATGTTTAATGTAGATAGCTCTGGAGCGACTACAACTCTCTCGCCTCAAGAGCAACAGTACCAACAAATGATGATGAACCAAGCGCAACAAGCGGCACAGACAGATCCTTTTGGTCAACAAATGGGTAGAGATATCGCTACTAATGCTTACGGTCTTGGTCAGGGTTTTATGACTCAAGCTGGAATGGATACAGGCGCCAGAGAGCAAGACATTTATGACAACATACGCGCTATGCAAACCCCCGAAGAGGAGCGTCAGCGCATGGCCTTAGAGGAACGCTTGTACAATCAGGGTCGTGGTGGCGTTTCAAGCAATATGTACGGCGGTACACCAGAGCAGTTAGCTATGGCAAAGGCTCAAGCTGAAGCACAGAATCAAGCATCTCTAATGGCAATGCAGCAGGGCCAGGCAGAGCAGCTACAGCAAGCAAACTTAGGAAATATGTATGTAGGACTAGGCTCAGGACTTTCTGCACAAGATTTAGCAAACAGGCAAAATCAACAGGGTTTAGGTATTCAAGCGTTAGGCGCGTCTTATGCTCCTCAAAATCAAATGTTAACTGTTCAGCAAGCTACTGATCTATACCCCCAGCTTAATCAACGCGCTCAATTTGAGGGGGCTGGTTTGTATGGTGAAGCTAACATGGGTGGTCTTGAGGCGCTCCTTGGAGCTAGTCAAGGACAGGCAAATCTGCTGGGTACGTTAGGTAGTGGTTTGTTGAGCGGCATATTTAAAAAATAGGAGAATATAATGGCGCGTTTTAGTAATAATTTTACTCAAGGCCTAGCAAACCCATCTTATTTAAACGGCCTGTTTAATGCTGCTGAGAGTGCAGGGAATCTTCCTACTCGTTTAAAAAAGAAAAAAGAACTTGAGTTAATAAGGGGCATGACTCCTGTAGAGCGAGCTGATTATCTTGTACAAAATGCAGAAACAAAAGAAGAATTAATTCTAGCGCAAAACCAAAAACAAACTTCATTGGCAAATGCAGGAAGGCAATCAATAGATACGATGGAACCATTGCTGAGGCAAGCAAACACTGTAGCTGAGGTTGATAGAATAAGTAGAGCAATGATGTCTACTGCGAGTCAAACGGGGATATCAGTTTCGGAAATATCTCAATTAGCCGCGCAACAAAAAGCATTAATTGCAGGTAAAAATATATCTGCCCTAGAAAATAATCTATCAAAACTAAATACGGGCAATACTGAATTGGATGATGCTGCGATAGGTAACTTTGATCAAGTGCTTAGAGAGCAGTATAAAACATTAGCTGATGCAAAACGTCAGCTAGGGCAAAGTTCAGGCAATAGTGCTGGTCAATCTGGTAGCTCTTCGAGCGGTAACTCATTTGACCCTGGCGATCCAACGTCTAATCTTAGAAAGAATAGACATTTACAAGCACTCAATGGAGTATTAACAGCAATAACAACCAATATCTCAGATGATGAGATGTTATCTATAGAAAATAAAGAAAGACTCTTAATAGAAAAAGCAAAGACTTTTGGTGAGAAAGCGGGTCTAACTATTGAAGAAGTTAATTTACAAATACAAAATGCAGTAAAAGCAAGAACAACTAAACAATTGGCGGTATATACCAACGAACAACAACTGAATAACATTAAAATCGAAAAGGACAATAAAGCACTTTTAGAACAAGCATCTCAAAGCGCAAACCCTATTGCGTTTATAGATACATTAAATATTTCTGAAGTACGTAAATCAAATTTAATAAAGCAACTTAAGGATATGGCAGAAGCTAGGCAAGCACTTGAAGAAATTTATAGCAAAGGAGAATTAACTCAAGAAATAAAGGAGTTTTTTAGCAATCCAAAAATGTTAGAACTTATTCCTGAAGCAGAGGGCGTTGTTCGTCAATATAAAAGCGCATCAACTGAAGCGGAACAGAAACGCCTTGGTGCGATTTTAGTAAAACTTCATAACGGATACCAAAAGGAACAGGGAGAAAGAAGAAGAAGCGAAGAGGCAGACAAGGAATGGGCTGATAATATTGTAAGAACTCTTAGCGCGCCAACATTTAAATATCTTGATTTAAATACTAGAGAACGACTAGATGATGACTATAATATGGTGTCTGTGAATGACCCGAGAATAACTATAGCATCCCCAGATACAGATTTGGGCTTCTTTAATCTCGGGCAAGAGCGCACTACATACGGAGTTCTAGAAGATATTCGTGATAGCGACAGCGAGGAAGACAAAGAGCTATACGAAAAAATAGTAAATCATGTGGCCTATCAATATGGACTAAATCGTAATGTTGATCCGTTTGTTGCTGTAAGCAATGCATTAGAAAAATATGATCAAGATATCAGCAAAAATGATGTGGTAGAAAACGAAATAAAAAGATTGGAAATGTATCAAGCAAAAACAAATGAAGCATTGAATAATACTGCCACGACTATGTATGGAAAACCATTTGATAAATTAGATAGCGGTAAAAAATACGCAGTAGAACAAGAACTTGTAAGACAAGTAGAAAGTAATCAACTCGATATGCAACAAGTATACGAGACAGCCGAGCAAAGTGTTGCGGAAACTCCAGGAAGATAAACAATGGCTGAAAAAGAGCGTGAAGCAAATGACCCTATAAAAGATCTTGTTCGTATGAGCATGGAAGATCAGGCTCGAACTAAAAGAGATCAAGGTCGAGCAATGATACAGGGGATTACATTTGGATATGGTGATGAGTTAGAGGCGTGGAATAGGGTAAGAGATGATCCTAGCCTTAATTATGATGAAGAACTGTTTAACATAAGAAGCGAACAAAAAAGATACTCAGATGAAAGTCCTGGTGCCGCTCTTGCTTTGGAATTTGTTCCTGGCATTGTAGGAGGTGGAGCATTAGCTAAAGGTCTTACAAAGGTTGGTGCTGGATTTAAGACAACGGCAGCAGCAGAGGGTGGCCTTTATGGTAGTGGTGTTGGTGAGACGCCAGAAGGGAGAATGTTTGGTGCTGGATTCGGTGCTGGTACTGGATTAATTCTTGGTGCTACGGTAGGCAAGCTAGTTGATAGTGCTAAGTCAAAAGTTAATAAGCTTACACCAGACGATATAATTTCTGATGATGGAATGACAATACGTACAGAGTCATCTACACCATCTATAAAAGAAACTCCTGAAAACATTTTTATAGATAAAGATGTTCTTGATTTAGAAGAATGGACTCCAGTAGAAAACCCAGCATTTAGAGGAATAAGATTCAGTGATGTTTCAACTGTTGGTGAGCTTTATCAAGGCTTAAAAAACAGTCTTAAAGTATTTTATAATGAAAATTTAAGCGGTGTATCCGATACATTAGTAAGGGAGGTTTCTCCTTTTATAGGCTTTCGTTATCAGCGAGGATCGGAAACGGCGATGCGAATGGTGGCGATGGAATTAGCAGATTTTGGTGACGATTTAGTTCCTATAATTCAACTCATCAATGAAAATGCAAATGCCAAGGGTGCGCTTCTTGATTACGGTGCTGGGTATTTAGGTAAAACTACAAAGCAAGCAAGGAAAAATTTATTTAAAGAATTAAATACGTCACTTAAAACATTTAGTAAAGATCAAACTAAGACTTTAGAAAAGTATTTAGATTGGAGTGCTAAGAAAAATAAAACTTTAAATGAAGAAGTCTTTGCTTATGACATAACAAATAATAGTCAATGGCGTGGCAATGAACACCTACATACAAGGCTTAACAAAGAAGCCAGACAGCGAATTAAGAAAGAACGAAACCTAGATGATGAACAGTTAGATGATTTGTTTGAAGATCCAGCATTTTCATTAAGAACCCGTGGAAGATATACCAATACTTCTGAACTCAATACCAAGCGACCTAATCCAATGGAATACGATAATCCTATCGTGTCAGATATGCAGCGCATATTTAAAATGGAAAAGTTTTTCCAGATAAAGAGGATGGCTAATGTTGATGTGCAGGATTATAAAGAAATACTAAGCACTTTAGAAAATCCTAAAAAAAATCTAACGCCTACTGAGTTTATGGATGCAGTAAAACTTAACATGATCAATAAAGGAATTCCTGAAGACTCTGCTGCGTATGGAAGACAGCTGATGGTAGATGATATTTTAGGAGGGGATAAAGCACCCCATCCTATTATTCAGGCTTTAAGTTCTATTGCTTATGCAACCACGCTTGCTGGCCCAATGTCTGCAATACTTAATGTTGCTGACGTTCCTCTTGTTGGGGCAAAGTATGGTGGTAAGGCAGTCAGAGAAGGTATGAAAGCAATTGTTCCTGGATCTCTTAAACGTGTACCGGACGTTGATTTAA